CATTACCTTCCACAATACTCAAGCAGATGCTATTGCAACGTCTGGTACTTCACCAAACATTGTTCTTGGCACAAATCCTATTGATATTACTACTACAGGTAACACTCAGTACACCTTCTTTATCTACCCACTAGGTGCTGCAAATAACACCTCTGGTATTAACTACCAGCCACTTCTATCAATTCGCCTCTCTCCTTCAGTATCTGAAGGTTTGACAGGTAAGTTGGGTGACCGTGACGTTATTAACCGCATGCAGTTGACTATGAGTGAAATTGGTATCCAAACAACTCAGTTGGTGGATGTTAAGTTACTTCTCAACGGACGTTTGAACAACTTGAACTTCCAAGGAGTGCCACAGCCTTCTCTAACTCAGACAATTCAACACACATCAAATGACACTATCTCTGGTGGTGTTCAGGTTTACAACTTCCGTGCATCAGGTGGTGCTTCAGGTAGTGAGAACTCAACTACAGTTGATATTAGTGAGTTGTTCGAACTTTCAAACTCTATTCTAGGAGGAGACTCCGTGTACCCAGATGGTCCAGACATTCTAACGATTGCTGTGGCTCGTCTAACAGGTAACACCACTCTAACTTCTGCTAAATTATCATGGCGAGAAGCACAAGCCTAAAAAGGAGCACAAATGGCAATTATCAGACTGGGGGTTGTTAACCCTTCTGCAAACGTGGCGACTATTGCGTCCACGGTGGCTAACTCCCACCTTGTTTCCGTGATTATTGCTAACAGGTCTCTAAATGCTTCGCCTGTAATGAAAGCAAACGTGTGGGTTGCTCCTCAAGGGGCTACCACTGTTTCTCAATACGCCTACGTCTGTGCTAACTTAATTGTTGGCCCAGGGCAATCTTTTGAAACATTTAGGTTTGCACTAAATGCAAACGATGTGCTTTATGTTTCATCAAATACTGATGATGCCTCCTTCTCTGTTTATGGACTTCTGCAATCAGAAGATGTTGGTCCTGGAGATGCTTTCCAAACATTTAGAAACAAAACAATTCGCGGTAATGCAAACGTTATTTATGTAGACAAGGGCACAACTGCTCAACGTGATAACACTACAGAGGTTGGGTATATTAGGTTTAATACCGATTTGAATAATGGCGAAGGAGCACTAGAAGTGAAGACAACAACTGGTTGGAAAACAGTAGGGTGGGATGCATAAATGGCTGTCAAAAGACTTGCACTAGCAAATCCTGCTGCTAATACAGATACTTCACTTTATAGTTCTAATGGTTCTTACGTTGTTTCTGTCATTATTGCTAACAAGGGTGTTATAGATAGTAAAGCGTCTATTTATCATGCTGTAAATGGGGGATTAATTTCTACCAATACTACAGCAACCATTATTAAAAACCTCACTATTTCTCAAGGGCAATCTTTTGAAACTTTTAGATTCGCCTTAAATAATAACGATGTAATCTGGGTAAACTCTGACACACCAAACCTTTCTTTTATGCTGACAGGTGTTTACGACACTACAGCATCTACATTTGTTTCTTACAGGTCTACCGCTCCAGATACTCCTTCTATTGGAGATATTTGGATTAAAGACCCAAGTAACGCAGTTTCTTTTTGGAACGGCTCTGCTTGGGTTGACTCAATAACCGCAGGTCCTACTGGTCCTACTGGTATGGCTGGTGGTAATGGTCTAAATGGTCCTACTGGTCCTACTGGTCCTACTGGTCCTTCTGGTGGTCCAACAGGACCTACTGGTCCAACAGGTCCAACTGGTCCAACTGGAGCCACAGGTCCTACTGGACAAGCAGGTTCTGCTTCAGCAACTGGAGCAACTGGTCCTACAGGACCTACAGGAGCCACAGGTCCTACTGGACAAGAAGGTTCTGCTTCAGCAACTGGTGCGACAGGTCCAACAGGTGCAACTGGAGCGACAGGTCCTACTGGTGCAACTGGAGCAGCCTCAACGGTGACTGGTCCTACAGGTCCTACTGGTCCTTCTGGTGGTCCTACTGGTCCAACAGGAGCAACTGGTCCTACAGGTGCGACTGGAGCGACAGGTCCTACTGGTATTCAAGGTTCTCCTGGAAACTTAGGAGCGACAGGTCCAACAGGAGCAACTGGTCCTACAGGTGCGACTGGAGCCACAGGTGCTACTGGTGCTACTGGTGCAGCCTCAACGGTGACTGGTCCAACTGGTCCAACTGGTCCTTCTGGTGGTCCAACAGGACCTACTGGTCCTACTGGTCCAACAGGAGCAAACTCAACTGTGACTGGTCCTACTGGTCCTACTGGTCCAACAGGAGCAACTGGTCCTACAGGTGCAGCCTCAACGGTGACTGGTCCAACTGGTCCTACTGGAGCCACAGGTCTATCTATTATTGAAAACTACCAAGTAACTAACGCTGGTGCTGGTGCTTACACAATTGCTGGCTTCTCAAATCCAACTTTAACTTTGGTAAGAGGTCAAACATACTTCTTTACAGTCAATGCATCAGGTCATCCATTCTGGATTAAGACTGCTGCAACTACAGGAACTACAGACCAATACAACACTGGGGTCACAAATAACGGAGATGACGTAGGAGGTATTACTTTTACAGTACCTGCTGGTGCTCCAAATACACTGTATTATATCTGTCAGTTCCACTCAGCAATGCAAGGGCAATTAAATATAGTCGGATAACATCACTACAACTGGAGCATAAATGACGGACTACCCAAACTGGTTTAAAGCAGGCGGAGCAGAAGCAAACTTTGAAAAGTTTCTCTCTTCTTATAAAGGCAAGCCTTTGTCATGCTTGCAAATTGGTGCGTATACAGGTGATGCTACTCAGTGGTTGTTCAGTAATGTGCTAACCCATGAAGAATCAACTCTTACTGATGTGGACACTTGGGAAGGCTCAGAAGAGCCAGACCATGCAGAGATGAACTGGCATAGCGTAGAAGAAACCTATGACTTAAGAACTCTGTGGCATCAAAATGATGAACGTCTTTATAAACGCAAAATGACTAGTGATGAGTTCTTTAGCAGGAATGTATCTTCTTTTGACTTCATCTACATTGATGGGGACCACAGGGCCATGTCAGTGCTTAAAGATAGTATGAACGCTTTGCTTTGTTTAAAACCTAACGGCATTTTGGCTTTTGACGATTATATGTGGTCTCTTGGTAAAGAGCCTTTCTATGACCCTAAACCTGCAATTGACGCAATTCTTTCTTGCGTACCATCTCACGAATTCACGTTGTTAGAAAAGGGGCTACAAGTATGGATACAAAAAAACTAAAAATTGCTGTTTATGCAATTGCATTAAATGAAGAACAGTTTGTAGAGCGTTGGTATAACGCTGCTAAAGAAGCAGACTTCCTTCTGATTGCAGATACTGGTTCAACAGATAAGACTATTGAAAAAGCCAGAGCATTAGGAATTAACGTTGTTGAGATTGCTATTGTTCCTTGGAGATTTGATGATGCACGAAATGCAGCCGTTGCTGCAATTCCTAGAGACATGGACTATTGCATCGCACTAGATATGGACGAAGTTTTTGTGGCGGGATGGCGTGAAGAGTTAGAGAAAGTCCCTGAAGGGATTACTCGTCCACGTTATAAATACACATGGTCTTGGAATGCAGATGGTTCTGAAGGATTAACTTACAGTGGAGATAAGATTCATTCACGTAAGGGATACAGGTGGACACACCCTGTGCATGAAGTTATGCGAAATTACGGGATGGAAGAGACTCAATCATGGACTGGATTACAGATTCATCATTTCCCAGACAACACTAAGTCTAGAAGTCAATACTTCCCTTTGTTAGAAATGGCTGTAGCAGAAAGTCCAAACGATGACAGAAATGCACACTACCTAGGTAGAGAGTATTACTTCAATGGAATGTGCGACAAAGCAAAGGCAGAGTTACAACGACATCTTTCGTTGCCAAATGCTGTTTGGAAACCAGAACGTGCTGCATCAATGCGTTACATTGCTCGTTGTTCTGAAGGTGCTGAAAAAGAAGAGTGGCTAATGAAAGCACAAGAGGAATACCCTGAATCTAGAGAAGCCTTAGTTGAACTATCTGAGTATTACTACAGCATCAGTGATTGGCATGCTTGCCTTCGAATGGCAAAGAGAGCCTTAGACATAAAACAACGACCACTTGAATACTTAACAGACCCTAAAGCATGGGGTTACACACCATACGATATGGCAGCAATTTCTTCTTATCACTTAGGTTTTAAAGAGGATGCCCTGACATTTGGACAAGAAGCACTTAACATAGAACCTAATGATGAACGTCTAAAACGTAATTTAGAGTTCTATTCTGCTTAGGAGAGTTCATGCGGGGAAGTAGATTACAGGGTCGCTTTGACCTTGAGTATGAACAAAAGCGGATGTATGAAAGCATCAAAGAAGATTTACAACACCCTGTTGGTGTTGAAGTTGATTGGTTCCGTTGGAACAACGATTGGTATGAAGAAAACGTTGCCACTGTAAGAGACCCTCTTTACGACGTTTCAAACTCTGGTTATGTAGGAACAGGTAACGTTGGAGGTCGACGTTGGATTCCTCCCTTTAGTCTTCCTGCTATTACTGCTCAAATTATTCGTGGTAGCAATGACCTTAATGAGCGAGGCTTCTACGTAGTCGACACTTTGCGATTAGTTCTTAACGTAGGAGATGTTGAAAAACTTTTGCCTGGTATGTTGCTAGACCCATCAGACCATTTAAAAGACAGAGTTGTTTATCGTGGGAATGTTTTTAGTCCTTCTAGAATTAACCCTAGAGGACATTTTGGCTATAACTGGGCTGTTGTAACTGTTGATTTGACTGAAGTTAACTCAGAAGAATTAGTAAATGACCCTCAATTCCAGTATTTGGCACTAAAAGGTCAGCGAGAAATGATACCTTACGAAGAGTTGTATTACGGATTTAATGGATATGGAGAAGGAAAATATGGTAACTAACGAAGAGCGTGAAGTTTTAGAAGCACAAAAGATTGTTCTAGAAACCGACATTGCTGATTCTCAGTCTTGGCGAGGTGCTCGTGAGTTAGCAGCAATGGGCGATGCTCTTGCAAAACTAACAGCGAAACTAGATAGCGAGTAACCCTTGCCTCTCAATCTTCCCAAGCGTGGAGATAACAACTGGGACACGCCACTTAATGCTGCCTTAGTTGACTTAGACACTCGAGTAACTACGCACACTCACCCTGCATCTGCAACTGCTTATCCAAGCCCAATTGCTTACACACCTGTGTGGTCTGGAACTGGTTTAGTGCAGTCTTCTAACCTTGCTACAGGAACATACTTTGATTATGGTCAGATGGTTGTTGTGCAAATTACAGTTCCGATGACAAACGTTACTCATTTTGGTACTGGTGCTTACTCGGTAACTCTTCCAAAACAATCAGCACTTCATGCAAATGCTTGGGGTGGAACTATTCACGACACAAGTCTAAGTAAGTTCTACAGTCTTAAGGGGCACTTAGAAGCAAACAGTAACGTTTGCAGTCTTTGGTTTATAAACCAAGCCACTCAAGACCAAACATTTGCTGCAACCACACCTTTTGTTCTTGCTACAGATGACCTGTTCCACATCAACTTTATTTACCAGGCTAAATCTGCGTAATGGCTGAAAAAAAGAAACCTGTTAAACCAGAGAAGCCAGTAACTATTGCTATTGGAGTTCCTGGTCGTAAGGCTCATATCTCACATAAGGTCACCAAAAATAAAAAAGGCGATGTTGTAGTAGAGCACACAAACTCAAAGCAGGGTAAATACGATAAGATTAACCTTACTAAAAAAAGCCAAGGCTCAATAAAGTCTGTGGCTCAAGGAGTCAAGGGCGTAAAAGAATGGCATAAGAAAAATCCGCACACGAGTAGGAGTACGTAATGGCGACTAAAGTTGCTGCAGACCCTTGTTGGAAGGGATATGTTCAAGTAGGTATGAAGACCAAAAACGGCAAAAAAGTGCCAAACTGTGTTCCTGAAGGTTCTGGAAAGAAAAAAGTAGCAGCCCCCAAGAAAGGCAAAAAATGAATTTAGCATTTGAATTAGACTTAGTTGTGAGGGGATTAATTGAATTCCCTGAAAATGAGCACAACGCTGCAGCATTAGCGGAGGTACGACCAATTGCTGCAAAACTAACTATTTTAAAAGACCAGGTAACAGAAGACGTTCTTTCTAAAGAACAAGTTATTACTTCTTTAGAAAACGTAAAGGGAGAGTTAGATGTCCTTGATTCTATTTTGCCTTTTGTTAAAATTGCTGCTGCAGACCTACTGCGGTTTGTTAACCTACTAAAAGAAAGCGAGTAAGAGCATGTGTGCTGTATGCGGATGCGGTAAGAAAAAGGGTCAGGCTGGATTTGGTAAAGGTAAAGGCTCTGCTATGGATGACAAAAAGAAAGCCTCTATGCTAAAGGGCAAAGACAAAGACAAGAAGAAGAAGTAACCCCTATGGCTAAAGAACTCTCACCTAAACAAAAGCAAATTGCTAAAGTTGCTGGAAACCCTAAAAAAATTGAGGGTAAAGACTTCCAAGCGTTAAAGGCTATGAAAAAAGGCTCTGGCGTAAAAGGTAAGACTCAAAAGCAATTGCCTCGTAAAAAGGGTATGTAATCCTTAAAAGAATTAAAGTTTAAGCCCCCGACTGGGGGCTTTTTCTTTATCCTTGTCTTAGCAAGAACCATGCGGGTCTTGCTGTTTTACTTGCTGATTTAACTGCTGCTTTAAGGGGATGTCTATGTCTACTCCATGGTACGAACAGGTTGCTGAGATGCAGTCTGCCAGTGAGCGTGATGAGTTTGTAAAAGGTATGTACGGTTTTAAACCGCATAATCAGCATAATTTTGTAATTGGTCTTTTGGCTGGGTATGTCGGAACTAAACTACTTTTTAACTCAAAGAAGTCACGCCGTGAGACAAATAACTAAACTCAAGCCAGCATTTATAAAAGCAGCCCGTCAAACCGCTCAATTCATGACGCTTGAATTGCGTAATGAAACACGAGCCAGTGGTTGGAACCCTGATGTTGTTGACGCTATTAAAGTCTCCTATTCCAACAACCACCTAAGTATTAACATCCCTGCAAAATATAAGCCGTTGGCAGATAACTGGGAGTTTGGTACTCCTAATCGCCAACCTACTGGGGCAATCCGACGTTTCTCAAATCGCCCAGAAGAGGCAGAGAAGTTTCTTTTAAAAAGCGTTAAGACTTCTTTAAGAGGTGTCCTATGACACTAGGTCCTTTATTTTTAGAAGAAGACAACATGCTCAAAGAAAAACTTAAAGGCATTCTTGTCCATGACCAACGAGCAGACAACGAAAAAATTGGTCGTCCTGTGCAGGTATGGTTTGGTCAACCTGACGTTGAACTTAGAGACCAGACTTACCCATTTATTACTATTGACTTAATTGACATTCTTGAGGACCGTGCTCGCTCACATAGAGGCAAGGTTAACAAAACTACCGCTCCATATTTAGAGCCTGCAAATTTTCCTGTTAACAAGGCTTGGGAAATTGATTACCCAATTCCAGTAAACCTTGATTACCAAGTAACGACGTATTCACGTCAACCTCGACATGATAGAGAAATTCTTGCTGAACTTCTCTACTCAAGATTAAAGTTTCGCAATGCGACTTTAATCGGTAATGACGATACCGTCCGTCGTCTTGATGTTCTCGATGTCTCAAAACGAGATGTTGTAGAACAGGCTAAACGCCTGTTTGTAAATGCAATTACTGTGCGTGTTTCAAGTGAAATTCCACAGGATATGTATGAAGAGTTCTACAAGGTGCAAAAAGTTAAAGTCACTGGTTCCGCTCCTGCTCCAAGGCAGAGGATTATCGGAGTCAACTACGAACAAACATCTCGCTAATAATCGGACCCCCTACCAACAACCTAGATAGGAGAAATCATGGCAGTTTATAAAAGACCAGGAATTTACATCAGTGAAGTCCTGCTCCCTGCTCCAATTACTAACTCCATAACAGCACAGGCTGCTGGTATGGTCGCTGCACCATTTGCCCAAGGACCAACAACATTAACCTTGGTTAACTCATGGTATGAATTTACAAAGCATTTTGGTGGTTACAATTCATTGTTCCCAGCCACATTTGCTGTCTCTCTCTTTTTCCAAAATGGTGGAAGAGAGTTGTATGTTAAAAGAATTATGGGCCAAACAGCACAGGCTGCAACTGGCGTAGTTCCTCGTGCTTCTGGTGCTGGAACTGTTTTAACACTAACTGCAAAAAATAAAGGAACTGACGGTAATAACTACCGCGTTCAAATGTCAAACGGAACTGCTGTTGGAAACTCTCTAAATATTGCTATTTACAAAGAGGGAGTTCCTGGAACTTCTACTAGCATTCAAGACGATATTTTAGTTGAACAGTACGACAACGTTTACACAGATGAACCACTTTCTAATAGTTACGCACCAACAGTGATTAACTCAGTTTCACAACTTTTTACTTGTACTGTTAGTGATAACACAAACCTTCCAAGTGTTAACGTTGTGCCATTTACTGGTGGAACTAATGGAAATGCAATAATTGATACCGACTACTCTAGTTCAACAGATGGCGTAATTGCATCCATTGCAACTATTGACCGTCCTTTGGTAGTGTTTTTACCTGGTCTTTATGATTTGTTGACCGCAAACGCAGCAACACAAATTCAACTTGATGTTGCTGCTGCATGTGAGAGTTCACAAAAGAACTTCTACGTTGGAGAAACTCAAAAAGACCGTACAGTTACACAAGCGTTGACTACTGCCGATTCACTTGGTGGTGGTAGAAGTTTTGCTGCTGTTTACTATCCTCACGTATTTGTTTCTGACCCTCTTGGTGTAGCCACAGGTGCTACACGTAAGGTAGGTCCTGCAGGTGCAGTTGCTGGTTTGTTCTTAAGAACTGATGCAACTGTTGGTCCATTCAAAGCCCCTGCTGGTTTAACAGCAAACCTTGTTGGAGTTGTTTCTACAGAAAAGACATTTACTACTACTGAGTTAGATACTTTAAACTCAAGTAAGTATCCAATTAACCCTATTCGTCAAATCCCAGGTGCGGGTATCTCAGTAATGGGTGCACGTACTCTGCTACAGGACGGAACAGCAAACAAGTATGTAAATATGCGTCGTTCTCTTATTTACATCCGCAAGAGTTTGCAAAACCTAACAGAGTTTGCGCTATTCGAAAATAACAATGAGCAGTTGTGGGGTCGTATTACTACAACCCTTAACACCTTCTTAAATGAATACCGCAATCAAGGAGGATTACGTGGAAATTCTCCATCAGAAGCGTACTTTATTAAGTGCGACGCTGAAAACAATACTGCTGCCTCTATCGCTAGTGGCGAAGTTCGCATCGAAGTCGGTGTGGCTTTGCAGTACCCTGCGGAATTCGTGGTTATTAACCTTAGCCAGAAGACCTTAAACTAAGAAAAGGAGCCTAACTAAAAATGGCATTCGTAGATAAAAACAGGTCAAGTCTTGCGACTGACCCAATTAGAAACTTTAGGTTTTTGGTCAGATTTCTTCCTCTGAACTCAAATGACACTAATCTTTCTGATTTAAGTACAGCAACTATGGGCTTTACTTCAGTTTCAGGAATGGCTGTAACCACAGACTCTATTCCTTATCGTGAAGGTGGCTACAATACTACTGTTCACCAAATTCCTGGACAAACTTCTTTCCAGCCAGTTACTCTTCAAAGAGGCGTACTTATTGGAAATAAGCAAGGCTGGAACTGGATGAAGAACATGTTCTACACAGTTCAAAATGGTGGAAACAGAACTATCAATCAAAACTTCCGTTGCGATATTGAAATTTCTGTTCTTCCACACCCAATATCAAATCAAACAATTGCTGCAGGTGCACAAGAAGACACTGCAATGAGGTTTAAGTTTTACAACTGCTGGCCTACAGCAATTGCTTACTCAGACCTTAACGCTGGTGACAACTCTCTCCTTGTTGAACAAATGACAATGGTGCATGAAGGATTCGATACATCGTTTGCTTCATTTGATGCTGCTAAGAAGTTTGTTTCTGCACCAGCAGTTGACGCGTAACTAACTAACTAAAGGAAAATAAAATGACTACTCAAACCGTAAAAGCATCTGAAAATCCAGACCTTGTAAACCAAATGGTTGCCCAAGCACTGGCCGAACCTGAAAAACAACAAGAATCAGTTGTAGTTACTCCTCCTTCTGATGTTCACGTTACTCTCCCTGGCGGATTTATAAATTCTGCTGGGGAGAGTGTGACAACAGTTGAGGTTCGTGAATTAACTGGAAAAGACGAAGAAGCAATTGCAAGAGCACAGAATCTTGGCAAGGCTCTTCTACAAGTACTAAGCCGTGGAACTGTCAAAATTGGAAAAGAACCTGCTACTGAAGATGCACTAGATGCAATGTTGGCTGGCGACAGAGATGCTGTCATGCTAGGTATCTACAAAGCAACTTTTGGTAATACACCAGAACTACAAGGTTTTTGTGGCGGATGCAACGCATTTAAGCCAGTTACCATTAACCTAAATGAAGATATTAAAGTAAGAACTTTAGTAGATGAGCCTAGTTTTGTTGTAAACGCTAAATGTGGAGAAGTAGTGGTTACCCTACCAACAGGTTACTGTCAAAAAGAGTTAGTGAATAACTCAGATAAAACTATGTCTGAGTTGACAACGATTCTTCTTGAGAACTGCATTCTTAAGATTAACGGTCGTCCCGTTATTAGTAAAGGACAGATTCAAAACTTAGGCATTAGTGACAGACGCTTAATTGGCGAAGCAATTAATAAACACGCAATTGGCCCAGTTTTTGAAGATATTTCAGTTACTTGTCCTGACTGCGAAGGTGAGGTAAACACTCCTATTAACTTAGGAAGTTTGTTTCGCTTTTATAATTTCTCAATATCCAGTTTTGATGGCTGAATGGTTAGCCTTATCAGAGAGACATCAAGGATGGACCCTTACTGAAATAAAAGAACTTTCAGTAAGAGAACGAAAAAATTGGTTAGAACTTGCTAAAGAAGGTTACTAAGGAGTTGACATGGCAGAATTAAACGATTCGTTAAAACAAACCGACGAATTGTTATCCAGCATTGTCAAAAGTCTGACCTCTGCTGAGCAAATAACTAAACGCCTTGAAGGTTCTATGGGTGGAGTTGCTGGAAAAGCAAAGTCTGCTAAGGGTGGTGGTGACCGACATATCGGTACGGGTCAACATAGCCAAATGCCACACATGGACAAAGTAACTTTTAGTGGACAAGAAAAAGTTGATAGCACTGCAGAAATTGCTATGCGAGAGGGTATGGAGGCCACTAGATATGGCTTAACCCCTACTCGTGGTCAAAAATTATTGGGAGTTGGTCAAGGACTTGCACAAGCAACCTTTGGTATTGCTGCTGGAGCAATGGCTGCAATGCCAGGAGTTGCCGAAGTTGGTGCAAGTGCTGGTAACTATTACGGAGCATCTATTCGTTCTAATATGAGCCGTACTTCAATAATGAATGCCACTTTTGGTGGTTTAGCAGGTGGAGTTACGAGCACTCTTTCTTCTTCAAATATTGCAAGTATTGCTGCAGCAAGAGGCATTATGCCAGGAAGTGCTCAATACAATGCTTTAGTTGCAGATGTTGGTGGTGCTGCACGGTATATGAACATGGCAAATGAAAACGCTATGGTTGCCATGTCTGGTTTTACTCAAGGAGACTTTTCCTCTCGTTTATACAACATTGGTGTTAGCACTTACGATTCAAAAACTGGTAAGGCTCGAGGCCAAGATGAAATTTTTGGTCAACTCTACGGTCGTCTCACTCAAGGTCAAGGAAAAATGAGTGTAGAAGAGACTATGAATAGTTTTCAAGCAGGTGGTTTTAACAAAGCAGTTACTGATTTAGGAATGACAGAAGACCAAAGACAACTTTTTATGCAATATTCTGTTGATAGAGCAGCAGGAAAACCAACTGATTTATCTAAACTAGGGTACGGACAAAATCCTCTAGCGGATAAAATGCGTATTACCGCATCTGATACATCGGTTTTAAATACGTACACCGAACCCGTATTAAAAGGACTTAAAGCAGCAGCCGATTTAATTGAGACCACAGTTAATCCTGCATTAGAAAAATTGGCTGGTACTGCAGGAGTGGCATCAGGATTTTTAGGTGGTATGGGTGAATCACGTGCAGGAATGGGCATGGGTATCGCTGGTGGTGGAATTGTTCAAGGATTGATGACTGCTGGTGGTGCTTTCTTAGGTGCTAAAGGTGCTCAAGGTCTTTTAGGCAAAGGCGGTTCTAGTGGGGTTAAAGCAGGAGGTTTTAAAGGTCTTTTAGGAAAAGCAGGACTTGCTGGATTAACCTACATGGGATTAGAGCAAGTACAAAAGTTTTTTAACAAAGCAGATGTTCCAGATGAAATGCGTTATATCGCAAACCTTTTATTTGACGCAGGTCAAGGTGGGTTGACTGGATTAGCAACAGGAAACCCTTATGCAGCCCTTGCTGGTACAGTCGCAGGCACTGCTGGTGGTGTTGCAAACCCTTACGGTGGTAAAGGCGGTGGTACTCCAGGATTTGGTGCTGCTTTTGGTTCTAGTGGCGTAAATAGTGCAAACCCCTCTTCACCAATTACTAATGGTGGTGTAGGAACACCTTACGGTGCTACGGGAAGTTTATGGTCTGGGGGAAGTCACACAGGTCAAGATTACCCATGTGCTGTTGGAACTCCTGTTCACGCATCATTAGGTGGAATGGTTATTAATACAAACCCTGGTTCAGATTACGGTAATACTGTAGAAATTGACCACGGAAACGGTTATCAAACTTTGTACGGACATTTATCGGAAGTACTGGTCAAAGTTGGAGACACTGTTACGCAAGGACAGTTAATTGCAAAAAGTGGTGACACTGGAAAA